TTCTCTGCGCTAACTGCCACCGGGAAAAAACAACAAAAGAAAAGGACTTTTTGGGATTAGACTTTGAAGAACCTGAAGACAAACAACTTAGTCTTTTGTGACATAGAAACTGACGGCTTAGACGCTACGACCATCTGGTGTGCCGTCTGTCGTCACGACGGAGTAAGCGAGGTTATATGTAATGAGCAAGATTTCAAATCGTATGTATCGGATCGTCAAGACTGCGGGTTCGTTTTCCATAACGGAATTGGTTTTGATGTGCCTGTACTTCAGCGTGTTTGGAACTTTAGTTTTGATGGGCGCGTGGTCATTGATACGCTAGTTCTATCTCGTTTAGCTGATCCAAGCAAGTCTGGAGGACACTCTCTACGTAACTGGGGGAACGAACTTGGTTTCCTAAAAGGGGACCACGAGGATTGGTCGCAGCTATCGGACGAAATGGTCGAGTACTGTAAAAGAGACGTAGAACTTACAGAGGCCGTCTACAAAAAACTTAAAGTAAAGCTACTAGACTTTTCTCAGGAAAGTATCGATCTGGAGCACGAAGTCCAAGAAATAATCGTAAACCAAGAAAATAACGGTTGGCTGCTTGACCAGAGGCTTTGTCATGTTCTCGTGGCAAAGTTTAGGGAGCGCATGAATGAAATTGAAGCGGATCTACAGGCGGTTTTCCCGCCGATTATCGAAGAAAGAATTTCCGAAAAAACAGGCAAGAGACTCAAAGATAAAGTCACTGTATTTAACGTTGGGTCGCGGCAGCAAGTTGCCGAACGATTGTCAGCTAAGGGCGCTACTTGGTCGTCAATCACTCCGACAGGCAAGCCGGTTGTCGATGAGAAAACGCTCAAAGAGAATAGTCATGTACCCGAAGCGGCTCAAGTCTTGGAGTACCTCTTACTTCAGAAACGACACGCTCAGGTAAATTCTTGGATTCAACACGTAAAGGACGACGGAAGAGTTCACGGAAGAGTTATTACTAACGGCGCTGTTACGGGAAGAATGACACATCAGAGTCCCAACATGGCACAGGTTCCCTCTGCAAACTCAGAGTTCGGCAAAGAGTGCCGTTCTTGTTGGACAGTACCTGACGGCTACAAACTTGTGGGCGTAGACGCTAGTGGTTTAGAACTGCGGATGCTCGCTCATTACATGGGTGACAAGGAGTTTACAAATGCTTTGCTTGACGGAGATATTCACTCCAGAAATCAATCTGCTGCGGGACTTGAGACACGGCCTCAGGCAAAGACTTTCATATATGCTTTCCTGTACGGAGCAGGCGATCCAAAAATCGGAAGCATCGTCGGAGGAACAGCGGCAGATGGCGCACGACTTAGAAAACGCTTTTTACGAAACACACCTTCTCTTGAAGCTCTACGAGATAGAGTTATCAAAGAGGCTAGAAGAGGTTACGTCGTCGGTCTCGACGGAAGACGACTCTGGGTCCGATCCGAGCATAGTGCACTAAACACGCTCCTTCAATCTGCTGGTGCGATAGTAATGAAAAAGACACTGGTTGTTCTGAACGAGTTTGCTTCAAAACACGACATAGACTACAAATTCGTGGGTAACGTACATGACGAGATACAATCGGAAGTGGCTTCAAAACAAGCAGAGAAATTTGGCTGGCTTGCAGTCGAGTGCATCAAGGCGGCTGGTATATCTTTTAAACTCGACTGTCCTCTCGACGGAGAGTACCAAGTCGGAGAAACATGGGCCGACACCCACTAACGAAGAGGGAGCAAAAAATGAATAAGATTTACTCTTTGGTCGATGATATTTATAAAGCCGTGTCAACAAAACAGGCTGCGGATACTGTCGATCTCTACGATGAAATTGAGCGTTTCGGAGAAAACTGTAAGAGGTTAATGACCAACCTGTTCACTGAGAAAAGGGACGGACGTACCCTGCGTATGTCTAACATCGGTAGAGACGACAGGTATCTCTGGAACGTCGTTAATAATCCTGGTGTTGCCGAAGAGCTTACCCCCAATACTTACGTCAAGTTTATGTACGGTCACTTGATCGAAGAGCTTTTAGTGTTTTTAACTAGAGTTGCAGGACATGAGGTTACTGATGAACAAAAGAGGTGTGAAGTTTCGGGCATTACAGGGTCTATGGACTGTAAGATTGATGGTGTTGTCACTGATGTTAAGTCTGTGTCCACTTTTGGGTTTAAGAAATTCAAGGACGGAAGTTTGGCTCTTGACGACCCGTTTGGCTACGTTGCTCAAATTAAGGGTTATGCACATTCAGAGGGAAGAGACAACCGTTTTGGTTGGTTAGCAATGGACAAACAGAACGGACACCTGACGTATCTCATGTATGATTCTGAAGATACGCAGGCTCCTGTCCATAAAAAAATAGGCTACGACATAGAAGAACACATAGCCAGAATAAAAGAAGTCGTAGAGCAACAAGAGCCTCCAGAACACTGTCACGAGCCTGTAGCTGACGGTAAAAGCGGAAACATGAAACTAGCGGTGGGTTGTTCGTACTGCCCGTACAAGAAGATATGTTGGCCTAGTGTTAGGGGATTCGCCTACGCTAACGGCCCACGATACTTAGTGGAGGTGGTCAATGAGCCGCAAGTCCAAGAAATCGAACTTAGGTGAATTTAGGTCGGGGTTTGAACAAGATGTCGCAAAGCAGCTACAACCATTTGGTTTTACGTATGAGTCGTGCCAAGTGCCGTACAAGATTGAACGAAAGTACACACCTGATTTTGTGTATGAGCAGGGAGGATTTACTTACTACATTGAGTGCAAAGGGTACTTTAGAGCAGGGGACACCCAAAAGTATCGCTCAATCGCTAAGTGCCTTGGAATCAATCAGGAACTTATCTTCGTACTTATGAAGCCAAATCAAAAAGTAAATAAAAGTACCAGAAATACTATGGCCCAGTGGTGCGACAAAAATAACATAAAATGGTACGATATTAATACGCTCAAGGAATTAGTCGATTATGTCTCTGACACTAGAAGAAACTAAAGAGCGGTTGTTGCGATTTTACGATCCTGACGATCTTCTAGAAGCCCTGCAAATATCAGCACCAGAAATACTCGACCGCTTTGAAGACAAACTCATTAGGCGTTTAGACTTCTTTTACGAAGAATTTAAAGAGCAAGAAGAGGAATATGATGAAGATGAGTATTGATGAGGCAACACCCGATGAGTGGAATACGTCTAGCAAAACAGCATACGGTAAGTTGTACCACCCTCAAGATATAACCAACCCTGTCACCCAGCCTGATCACTACAACCGTGGGGCCATCGAAGCTATCGAAGCAATCAAGGCTTCTATGCACCCGCAAGAGTACAAGGGTTACCTCAAAGGCAACTGCTTGAAGTACCTCTGGCGCTACGAATACAAGAACGGTTTAGAAGACCTCAAGAAAGCTAAGGTCTACTTAGAATGGTTGATAAAAGAGGTAGCCTCGTGAAGATAGTTGAGGGCAACTTTGGAAAAAAAGAGAAGGACATTACTACTTCTGAGTTCCTTACGGCCTTTTCGATTAAGGCGCTTGAGTACGAGCAGGACGGAAAAGAAGTTAAGGTAGCTGTCGTGATGTACAAAGACGGTGAAGTGTTTGAGATAGCCGCTAACGAACAGTACCCAGACGGTGTGTATATGCTTCTAAACATGGCAGCACACGCGATAATAAACGAAACACTAGGAATAACAGGAGTAATAGAATAAATGGATGCGTACCAACAGTACATACACAAGTCGAGATACGCACGGTACTTGCCAGAAGAGCAACGCCGTGAGTCGTGGGAAGAAACAGTGAAGCGTTACGTTGATTACTGGGGGGAGAAGCTGTCTGAAAAAGAACACAAGGAAGTGTTCACAGCTATCCAAGATTTAGATGTCATGCCTTCTATGCGAGCACTGATGACTGCTGGTGAAGCTCTGGATCGTGACAACGTAGCAGGGTTCAACTGTAGTTACTTACCTATCGACCACCCCAAAGCGTTCGATGAGATGATGTACGTCCTTATGTGTGGTACGGGCGTAGGTTTTAGTGTAGAACGGCAGTACGTACAAAAACTACCAGAGGTGGCAGAGACGTTCTATGAAACCGATACAGTTATTAATGTGGCAGATTCAAAGATTGGATGGGCGAAATCGTTTAGGGAGTTGGTATCGCTGCTGTATTCGGGTCAGGTTCCCCAATGGGACGTTAGCAGAGTTCGACCTGCGGGTTCCGCGCTCAAAGTTTTTGGCGGTAGAGCAAGCGGTCCAGAACCTCTGCTCGACTTGTTCCGATTCACAGTTGACCTCTTTCAAGGAGCGGCTGGACGAAAACTTAGCTCCGTTGAGTGCCACGATCTTTGCTGCAAAATTGCTCAAATCGTCGTCGTCGGAGGAGTCAGACGATCAGCCCTTATCAGTCTTAGTAACCTCACAGACGACAGGTTACGACGATGCAAGCACGGACAGTGGTGGGTTGACAACCCCCAACGAGGACTAGCAAACAACTCTGCGTGTTACACAGAGAAGCCCGACTTTGAGGCATTTTTAAATGAGTGGACAAGCCTGTACGAATCCCGATCTGGAGAGCGAGGTGTCTTTTCTAGAGTGGCTAGTCAAAAACAGGCTGCAAGAAACGAGCGACGAGATGCTACCTTTGATTTTGGAACTAATCCATGTAGCGAAATCATCCTCCGGCCTTACCAGTTCTGCAATCTATCGGAGGTTGTTGTCCGGCAAACCGATACTCTCGCAGACCTCAAACGAAAAGTACGCATTGCGACTATCCTTGGAACTCTACAGGCTACCCTCACCGACTTCCGGTACTTGAGAAGTATCTGGAGAGCTAATACAGAAGACGAGGCGTTGTTGGGTGTATCCCTAACAGGTATCATGGATCACCCGATGCTATCAGGACGAGGAGACAAGAGTGAACTCAAGAAGTGGCTCAGAGCTATGCGAGCAGAAGCAGTTAAAACTAATGCAGAGTGGGCTGATAGGTTGGGTATTAACGTATCTACAGCCATTACTGCTGTTAAGCCTTCAGGTACTGTTAGTCAGTTGGTCGATTCTGCTTCTGGTATCCATCCTCGTTATTCTGCTCAATACATTCGACGTGTACGTGCAGACGCTCGTGACCCGCTTTGCACCGTCTTAGAGGCCGCTGGTGTCCCTGTGGAGGACGATGTGATGTCGCCCAGTACACGGGTATTCAGCTTCCCTATCGCGTCTCCTGACGGCGCTGTGACAGCCGCAGAGATGGGTGCTATGGAGCAGCTAGAACTGTGGGAGATATACCAAGACGAGTGGTGTGAACACAAGCCGTCGATGACTTGCTACTACCGAGATGATGAATTCCTGGAGGTAGGACAGTGGTTGTACAACAAGTTTGACAAGGTGTCAGGTATCAGCTTCTTGCCGTACTCAGACCACACGTACCAGCAGGCACCGTATGAGCCTGTGGACAAGAAGACGTACAACCAGCTTGTTAAGGACTTCCCGAAGGAAATATCGTGGGATATAGAAGAGGCCAGCGATATGAC